TCATTTCATCGTCAGCGGTGCTTACCTTCAAGTCGTACTTGCTGTATAAGACGCGTAAAGTAGTCACCAATGGACACATCAAGGAGGTCGAATGAAGGGAGTAGTCCCCAGCCCCGTTGTACATCCGAATGCCTATGCCGCCTTTTCAAGTGGTATGGCAACGGCTCTGCTTATCTACGAGGCTCATACCCGGTTGGGTCTTGACCTAACCGAACTAGAAGCAGGCTTCATCGTGGGCGTGGTCTCTTCCCTTGTTCTCTTTCTCAGGAAGCGGGTGGATGCCTAATGGCTAAGGTTCCAGCATTTAGCAAGACCTGTGACCGCACGTATTACCCGGCCTACCGCACGAGCGGTACCCGTCCTGAGTCGGCCATCGAATGGATTGTTCTCCATGACACGGAGAGTCCCGCCGATAGTGCTGATGGAGTAGCGGCGTACTTCCACAGTCGGTCGGCCCAGGGATCTGCTCATCTCGTCATTGACGGGGATGACTGTCACAGAGTACTGAACAACACGGATATCCCATGGGGAGCACCCGGCGCTAACACGCGCGGGTTCCACATTGAGATGGTAGGTCGTGCTTCTTGGACTCGCAAACAGTGGCTAGCCCAGGATGATGAACTGAACCGCGTAGCCTACAAGGTTGCGCTCCACGCCAAGCGGTTCCATATCCCTCTCGTCTTTCGGAAGGCGTATGGACTGCGGCACAGCTACAAGGGAATCACCACACATGCTGAGTGCACTAAGGCATTCGGCGGAAGTCACACTGACCCAGGCAGTAATTTCCCCATGGACGTTCTCCTGGAGAAGGCCAAAGACTTTAGCGCGGGTCTGTAAGTGAGGGCTACGCGCCGTCGTCGTCTCCAGAATCACGTAGAGAAACTCTGCAAGGAGAACGACATCGAGTTCACGGTCAAAGAGGGCCGTGGACATGCGAAGGTGAAATCTCGACAGATTCAGATCCCACCCATGCAGGAGGACATGGACTACTTCGTAGCACTTCACGAGGTAGGGCATGTCGTTAATGGGAGTCCTAGAGGATCTCTGCGGCTAGAGCGGGAGGGGGACGCGTGGACGTTCGCGTTGGACAACACGATCATCGACGTGGAATACCCCATCCGTCAGCGCATCTGTTCTCTGCTCGTCCGGTATTGGTTCCGGGCACAGAAAGCTAAATGGAAGATCCCCGAAGAGGGTGCTTTTTGGGAGCACATGATCTGGTGGGATAAGTAAGTCTGAGAGCATGAAAAAATGCCCCCAGGGAATCCGTAATGGAAACCCTGGGGGCACTTTTTCTATGGGCTAATTCGCCCCCTGTATCCTTCTCAGGGGATGCTCAAGGTCGGCCTTGACCATTAAGGGAGCCACCCTAGCCCATTCCTTAGTGTGCGTTAGAAGGGGAGATCGCCATAATCGCGCTGTTGGTAGATGGAAAGCTGCGTGATCTCACCCAACTTGCCCACCTCCGATGCGACGGCAAGAGCATCCTCTTCTTTGTCCAGCTTGATCGTGACACTTAGCTGCTGATAGAACTTGACCTCTGGGGCCTCAATCTGCTCAGTGACCTCGTTGATCTCGTCAGGCATTCTACTCCTCTGCTAGTTCCCATCCTGGCGAGGTAACAAAGAGCCGTCCCTTCTCAATGAAGGCGTAGCCCTGTTGCCAGTTGGGATTGGTTGTCGTGCGCTGAAGGTACTCTGTCTTGTGCCGGTCGAACAACCCGCCGATCTCCGCAACTACCTTGTCCCCATCCGGCCCATACCCCACGGCACAGTGGTGGCTATGGGCGGTGATGACATTGGCATTGACCTTCGGGGCGAGCGCCCGTCCGGTGCTTAGCGGAACCCGCGTGTAGTTCTTCGGGTGACAGATGTACCACATACCTTCGTTCGTCTGAACCCACATGTGATCCAGATTCGAGAAGATGATCCTGTCGAGCGCCTGATCCCCTAGCTTGCCAAAGACGGTGCGCATCGCCACACGGAACTGCATGGCAAAGCCCAACGCCCTGTGCAGGCGGGCATCGTGGTTGCCCCACAGGAAGTAGATCGTATCGAAGGTTTCGAGCAGCACCCGCATGACCGCAACGGCTTCCTCCACCTCACCCTCTAGTCCTGCCGACTCCTGCTTGGGGTCGTAGGAACTCAGAGCGTCGAAGTTGAAGAAGTCGCCAGCGATGATCAGCTTGGTGTGCCCGCGATCCTTCGCGTCCAGGATGAACTTGTTTGCATACTTGGCGTCATATAGCGGGATATGCCAATCAGCAGTAATCGCTATATCCCCCTCGTACACGATGGGTTGATCCAGGACAATATTGAAGCGATCCTCAAAAGGAAGGTCTTCCGGCAGGAGAGAGCGCTTGTAGCCCTCTCGGGACAAGCCTCTCCTGATAGTTGACTCATTCACCCCCAAGTGATCGCCGATGCGATAGTTCGACCAGCCCTTGTCGGCTAGCGCCATCACATACTTCCAGTTGATGTCTTTAGACATTGCGCCGCCATGCGACGTAGATGCCTAGATTGAGTCGGCCTAGAAAGCCTTTTCCACCGTCTGATCCGAGGATGGAAATGTACTTCCTACGCCACCCATTGTCGATGTCTTTGCTCACGATCCTCCGTTAAGGTATCGGGCAAGACTAACCAGCCCTCGGTTATACCTGTTGCTCATGGTCTGAGCGGAGACTCCTAACAAGCTACCAGCGGTACGCATGGTGAGTGAGAGCATCCCGCAGAGCAGGATAGCCTCAAACTCCTTCTGACGTAGATGATGGATTGCCCTGTCTAGGTCAGCCAACTTCACAAGCATGAGAAGCTGGTAATGCGAGCCGGTATCCTTGTTCTCTCGGAGTTCCTCGTACTCTTCCACGAGCACTCGTATTTCCCCCGTCGAGTAGTTATTCCGCCAGTGGCGTGGTTTCATAGCCAAGCCCCCGGTGAGAGACGAACCTGATCCAGTTGATCATCGCCCGCTGGATCACAGCGTCCGAGGGGATGAACCCTTCCAACATGGCGAGCCATGAAGCAAGGGCACCCTCTTGGACTAGATCGTCGAACTCCGCTCCCCCAACTCCGTTGAGTTTGCGGGCATGCCACTCGAACAGCGGCCAGTAGTCTGCCAATGCCTCCGCGATCTCTGCGGAGGACACGTGTTAGAAGGGCAGGTCAGAGTCGTCCGTCGAGGTGGCCTCGCCACCCTCAACCCGCTCCGTTTCCTCCCGCTCGATCTTCTGACCGTTGATATGGAGGTTGTAGGCGCTAAGCTGATTGGACGTTCGCTTCGTGCCCTCGTCGTCCTGCCAGGTGCTCTGAGTGAACTTACCCTCAACAGCGACGAAGTCACCCTTCTTGACACCAAACCCAGCCTTGAGTTCGGGCCACAGCGTTACGCGGAGGTTGATCGGCTTCCCGATGCACTTGATCGTGAAGTCCACCACATCCTTGCCATTGGCCTCCCGCTCCTGCGGGTCGAACTGGACAAAGCCAGCCTGGGCGATGTAGGTGTTATCTGCCACTATCTTCCTTTCTTAGAAGACGAATCAGTTCATCCGCGCGCGCCTCGAAGCGTTCGCCCGTAGCGGTGCGGACTCGGAGAAACCCGTCGGGCAACTCCATTTCTACTGTCCCTCTGGTCTGTCGGGGCCACCGAGGAATTCGGTGGGCAAGCTGGACATAATCTCCTGGGCTAGGGATGTTGGTCTCCTTTCCAAGTAGATTATAGCTGCTTTCAGCCATGCTACGTCAATCCATACTGGGAGAGCACGGTTGCAGCGATGGCACAGAAGGCCACGATAAAGCATAGTGCGATGATCGTGATCAATGTCCAATCGCCGGTTGATGGAGGGTTGTCGCTTACAGATAGCGCACACGCCCCCTTGCTCAGCCAGGAGAACGTCGTAGTACGGACGGATTGCATCCAGTAACCGAACATGCTTAGAACGGCGTTTCGGGGACATCCCCGCCTACCAATTCCACGCGACCGTCGGCCACGTCTACGATGGAGGCGTATAGGGTATTTCCCTGAGCCTGTCTGCGCGACTTGAAATTAGCGATAGCCAGCGCGGACTCTCCGATTTCACGAACATCAAACCCACAGTCCACGGATGCCGTGATGTCCCCAGAACCACGCGAGCGTCGATAAGAGGAATTGCTCTCTGTCTTGTTCGCATGGTGGATGAGAACAACAGCCGCGCCCGTTTCACGTGCGAGCGGTTTGATGGCGTGGTGAAAGAGACCAGCCATTGCTCCGGCATGGTTCTCGTCTTCCGTATGGAATCGCGTAAGCGAGTCCAGTACGATGAGTATCGGCTCAAAGTCCAAAGCCTCCTCGATTACTGAATCAGCATCCCCCTTATCCAGACGGATACCGAAGTTGTTGATGTAGCGGATGTTCTTGGCAGCTTCTTTGTCCATACCCAGCTTAGTAAACCGAGAATAGACAAGATCAGCGGGATTCTCCTCGTCGAGGTAGAACACCCTACCATGCTCTGCGATGGGATGCCCCAAAAATTCAGGACGGTTCCCTGCAACGGCGGTTGTTAAGTCCATCGTAAGCCAGGACTTTCCGATACCCGGCTCGCCGATCAGCAGATGGATGTCCCCTCTACAGAACATGTCCTGCACCACCCACCTAACCTCCGGTGGTTCGGCGGTCAGGTCAAGCGGACGGAACTTGCTCTTTGAGAGTGGCGTTGTCTCCATGATCATCCGCAGGGATTCCAGGTCGTATGCGTCGAAGAACTGACATACGTCCTTTACTTCCTTTGGAAGTCGGACTCTCCGTGCGCGTACCCCAAGATCGAACCTGATGTTGCGCCAAGCGTTATCCACCCGCGCAGTCACGTCATATCCGGGGTCGTTGTCGAGGATAGTCCACACCTTCTGATAGGGGTCGAGCGCGTCTGCCATTGCGTCGTTCCAGGTCTCGATGCCAGGGAGTCCGTATACCGCCGCCCGATGGTTATCACCGAGTTCCTGCCACAAGCGCATGGCGTCTGTTTCACCCTCTACCAGGAAGGCTTGGTCGGCGTCAGCCGCCCGTGGAGCCTCATACAGCCCTACCTTCGTCCCCTTCGTCCAGAAGAAGTCACGTGTGCCGTCAGGTCTGTGAACCCGGCTCTTGTTTCCGTGCGGGTAAGGCAGGATTGCCTCGTTGTCCGAGGGAAACTTCACGTTGAAGGCCTCTAGGGTTGCGTCAGAGATTCCGCGCTCCTGATTGAAGAACTCTTTCATTTGGGACAGGAGCACTCCTTTAGTGGATAGCGGCATTTATGGCAAAGCATAAATCCCGAACCAACAGGCGTCCAGATAAGCAGTCGTTTACCCGTTAAGGGACTCGTAACGAAAGTGAAACTCGGCTTCTGCTTGCTCCGGTTGCCATGGTCTGATGGTTGTTTCGAGGACTTCATAGCCCTCCAGTGAGTAGTGCTTGTTTGGATAGGGCATCAAGTCTCTCTGCTCAGTGTGCAGCAGGACTTTGTCTGCCCATTTGATCTCTTCCGTTGGGGGCCAAGGGAGATCAAACTTCTTGAAGATGATCCCCATTAGCTTGTCTTCGTATTCCCGGAAAAGATCCCCCACATCAGACTGATGTTTGATGGGGTATGAGATGTCGCCTAGATATGCTTCAGAGGCGTCATGCAGTAGACCCTGTAAGAGAACTTCCTTAGGAAACTCTCTTTCCTCAAGTAGCTCACTGATCCTCACCGAATGCTCTGCCACCGAGTAGAACTTAGCAGAGTGCCCAGTGTACCGGCAGATGAACGCCAGTGCATGAGCGATGTCATCGAATTTGATGTCATCTGGGTCTGGATTCAACGGGTCTAAGAACGTTCCGGTATAGGTGAGAACCTTTCCCGGAGCGGCTACCTTATCCTGCACGCCTAGCTCGTTCCTCTTGAATCAACTCGACGACCTTTGCGTATCCCGCAATGTCCACCAAGTTGTCCCGCTTGGGGGCGTTACCCTCCCTTGCGACTTTCAGCAACACAAGCAGCAGTCCGGCCTCGTCAGCCGTAACTGGCTCCTTGAGTTTGTCACCGAGGAAGGCAGAGAACAAACCAGCCACCTTGTTGAAGTTGTCAAGGGGATGGCCGTAGTCGTTCTGACGCTCGCCAGAAACCAGTCTGTCCGCCTCTTGGCAGACACTTTCCTTAGTCGGCTTCGGTGTCATTGAGTCCCTTCGTTAGGGCTTTCTGCACCAACTTGAGCAGGTAGTCACGTTCCTCCTTCAGATCGCGGCACGCGTCAAGAGCCTCCTGGCAGAGCCTACCAAAGCAATGAGTAGTCTCGGCAAGGTTGCCCTTGGCGTAGTCGTCTGCACAGGTACAGGTATGAGAAAAGCCGAACTCGGCCTTGAACTCACGAGCATCCGCATTGAACGAAGCGGACTCCTGATCCATGAAGGCTACGTCACTTGGGTCGGGCCTATCTTCTTCCGGGAGGTCAAAGAGTGGCTCGTCCGTCATATGGCTCCTTGTCTGCCCATGTCGTGGTGCTCCACTCAGGATCTACCCGAATGGGAACCACTCGTGACACAGGCTCGTAATCCATCAGCTTGGGTACACACGTAGCCACCTCGTCGTACTCGGACTCCGTAACGTCCATGATGATCTCATCGTGGATATTGGAGACCAGGTGTGAAGTCCATTCCATGGCCTCCGCTTCCCGGTGGATAGTGATGAGAGATGACCGCATCAGGTCAGCCGCACATCCTTGAACTAGTGCATTCAACTGCTTATGCTCCGCACCAGGATGTAGGTGTCGGCCCCACAAGGTTTTCACAAACCCCTGGCGCTCTACCTTGTCCTTGATGGCAGCTTGCAGCATGGACACTCCGGGCCACCGCTTGTGGAAACCACGTAGCAGTTTGCCCGCCTCGTTCCAGGACACGTCTAGCTGACGCGTGATGGTTGGTCTTCCCCCTCCGTACACAAGGCTGAAGTTGAGTGTTTTACCTATTTGCCTTTCTTCATCCGTCGGATCGCGTGTAATGCCAAGAGCACCCCTAGCTGACTCAGCGTGGAGGTCATTACCAGCGGTAATGGCTCTTGCCATGCTCTCATCCCCCATCGCCGCCATGTAGTAGGCGAGTAGGGTGAGTTCGATCTGCGAGTAGTCGAAGAAGAAAAGCGCGTCGAGTTTAGGGATGAAGGCTCTCTTGACAACCTTATCCTGCCTCGGGATGTTTTGGAAGTTCATAGAACTCCGGTCTGCGTACTAGCCACATCGTGGCATTGGCACGCGGGTCTACCACCACTTCGATATTGCTGATAGTGCTGAGGAACTTACGCTCCTCCGGTGTGGGACTCGTCCCCAGGATCATCCACAGAGTGCAGCGGGGTGACATTGCTCTCTCGATCTTCACCCTCTCCTTCACCTGTTTCTGAACCCACCTCTGGTTCTTGCTCTGTTGCGCCACCAAACACCTCACTTAGAAACGTTTCGATAGCGAGCAGACGCTCCTGTAGATTGAGGATGACGGCCTGCATCGCCGCAAGGAACTCACCGAGGTCGGTCAATTCCTGCTTCGACACTTCGACCTTCTCATCCGAACCCTCGTCGGGATCGAATGGCACATCCTCTACAGGGGCGGGACGATCTTCGTCCGCCGGGTAGAGATCCTCTGGGTTCTCAGTCACTAGATAGAACCTTCCTTTGGTTGATACGAGCAGGTTTGTGTTCTTTCACCTTACCGCACCTTGCACAGACGATAGACCAGCTACCGTCGCTTTCTGTTTGCATCTGGTAGTCGTGCCTATGCATCCTCAGCACCTCCTGAGGCCATGCGTCCAGTTACAGTTCGATGCTGTCGGAACCACGGGTGCATGATGCCGTCCCGCTGTTCCTCCACGATGGGTTTTAGGTACGTCCCATGCATCTTGGACAACGTGCGTAGTTCAAGCAAGGCTTCCGCCAGCGGGTGCTCCACATGGCGCAAGGCCAGCTTGTCGGTGCTTTTCAGTTCGATCCCTAGCTCCGCAAAAGCCTCAGTGATCTGCTTAGGGGAGTTCGGGTTCAAGTCAGGGTCGCCCGTAATGTCCTGGATCACAAGGTTCTGCGCCAGGATAGCACGGTTGTACTCCTTGGCAACCTTTTCGGCATACTCGACATCGACTCCCATCCCCTTCTTCTCCATGTCTAGGAGAACAAGAGTCAGTTCCATCTCCTGCCGATATAGCTTAGCAAGGTCACTGTCTGCCTCAATCTGCGGCTTGAGTAGCCGGTAGAGGCGCAAGGTGTACTCGGCGTCCTTGACAGCGTATGGGACAAGAATCTCACGAGGGAGTTTCTCGTACCCGTCGGACTTCTTGAGTTTGAGTTCACGTCGAGCCTTCTTCAACTCGTCGGTTTCCTCTGCATCCTCACCGAGC